ATAGACCTCCTTGAGGATGTTTGGTTATACAACGCTACATCTCTAGAGGCTGGATTTGCCAAGGCCGGATTGGGTGTTGATTTGTGGGCGTGGGGTTGGGACAATTTGCCTAGAGGGCCCGGCGATGCTGAAGGTGTAGCCAAGTTGTCGATGGAAATGGTTATCGATGTGTACAAGTACTTGGGTCTCAACATAAATGTTAGTGAGTTTAACTTATGTCGATTTCCTCCTTTGAGGTTTCCCGATTCTGTACATGGCTGTTGTCGCTTAGCTCCATGGATTAGGATCCTCATGGATGGTTTGGATTTTTCAAACCGTGAGGGACCTACTCTTGGCCAAGCTAATCGTAAGTCAGCTAATCGGTTAATTGCGGGTGGGTGTTGGGAGATAACGGACTACAACAGCCAAGGGTTCACCTACTTAACTCTAGGTATTGATGAGGTTACAGGTCTACAACAGTATGCTAGCTGTGTAGTATCTGAGTTGGGTGCTATTCACTCTGTAAGTGAGCCTTTGTGGAATGGTCACGCTTACTTTCCAGGTCAGATGAAGTCTGTAAATATAATTCCAAAAGTCAGTTGTTCCATGGGACATCTACGATTATTAGTGGGAGGTACTCCATTACCTCAACCGGGTGGACTAAGTCCTTTTGGCAAGCTAATGATCCCTAGATCTGGTGGATACGTTCAGGAGACGAACACTTATAGTCCAATTATACTTGGAGCTATAAGTCGTTTTCGTCCCTAGCGGGTGGGACGACTACACCGTCGAGGATGAGTGGGATCGCATCCTCAACGACGGTTTAGCTTGGATACCTCCTGGTCCTTCGGGCTTACCGGTTCTTTTACGCCGCTATGCTGGTAATAAATTTTTGCCTAGCTACAATAGGGCCGCTAAAGAATTTAGGTTATTATGTTCGGAGTTTCGAGAGGTGTCCGATCCCAGGGATTGGTCAGAGAAGTGGTTTGATGGATTGACGAAAAAATATAGGGTAATAAAATCTGTGGTACAGAATTGTCCTATTGGGTCTGGAAGTGCTAGAGAAGTATTGTCTCTTGCTTGGGATATTCTACCTGATAGTGTTCAAACGGATGTTGGTAATGTGTTCAAGGAGTGTGGTATTTGGAATGAAAGGAATAATAGTATCCTCAAGAAGAAGTTGAAGGACTTGGGGGAGCTATGTAAGCATCATGGCGATAGGCTTTTTTCCTGTTGGAGGTACCTAGTCAATTGGGAGCTCTGCTTTGGAGCGCCTCCTGAGTCTGTTGAGGCTAAGGAAGACTTCAGAAAGCAGGTTCAAGCATGGGTTGAAACTGAAAAAGAAGAAGACGGCGTAAACTCCGCACGAACTAAAATGATATTACGAGGTTTAGATATTCTCAAGCAAAAAATACCTAAAATTACTACTAAGCGTGATTCCGCGTACGAGTGGGTTAGAAAACCTTCTGCGTGGCTAGCGTCTGGTGGTAGTAGTGAGCCTGGCATTTCTGGGGCTAGGAAGACGAAAACTTCTACCTACATGAAACGAGGTCCTACACAATGTGAGTTAGATCTACTAGATAGTTCTGACCCAAGGTATAGGGCTCTTATTAAGCGAGAAAGGGGTAAACTAAGGAACTTCGTAAACGCTCCTTGGTCTCTTTATGTTCAACAAAGCTACGTCGGAGATGGCTTGGAAGAACATTTATCTCGTTATATTTCTACCTCTCTCAGTTCTAAGTTTGGAGCACAGAACTGGTTGAGATGGTTGGAGGTAAATGAGGGTAGAGTGGGTGTACCTATTGATCAGAGTGGATTTGATCATGTTCCAGGTAAAAATGTATTGTTCGATTTTTTAGATTGGCTCATAGAGATAGGAGCAGGGGATGACGAGGATAGAGTTAGAGTCGGTAAGATCTTAAGTGGACGAATGCGTCGCGGTACCGTTGAGTATGAAGGTAGTGTTTTTAAACATTACAGAGGTGTATTGAGCGGTTGGAGATGGACTGCCCTTCTCGATACCGTTATCAACGCTGCGGAATGCTACGCTATACATGAGCAGTTGGGTATCCCAGTGCCCGCTGCGGACGAGCGCTGCTTTCAAGGTGATGACGCACTCTTATTCTATCGGAATTGGAGGGATGGTTTACGCGTTAGTACTCGCTACGCTCAAACCTTGCCCGTAAATCCCAAGAAATTCTTTCTCGATTATGGTCGAACTGAATACTTACGATATGTTCTACAGGACGGTAAAAGGCTTGGTTATCCTATACGAGCAGTTCCATCATTAATGTTAGCTCAGGCTTGGCAGAGCGGGTCGTTATCTGGTTTGTCTAGTATGGCTAACGGGTGGTCATTATTGGCATCAAGGGGTTGTGATTCTTTTAAGGTGTTCCGTCATTGCGTTCGGGACATTTCGTCGTTTATGCGAAGACCTTCCAAAGACGTTGAAGGATGGTTGCAGACACCAACTACTGTTGGAGGTTTTGGTTTATTCAATGACAATTTATCGAAGAACAAAAAATGGGTGGCTCTCCATACTAAGACGAAACTCATAGATGCTGGTGAATATGACAGTTGGAAAGGTAGAGCGTTAAGTTGGTACGAGCTACCGAGGGATGGTAGGGGTGAGTTGTCTGCTTTTGCAGTCAGTGTGGGGTTACACGAACAAGATGGCGCTGGGTTAGCTAACATTCTTGTAGCTAAACAGCAAAAAAAGAAGGAATCGGTATTCGAGTTTAAAGAGGTAGGTAACTACTTCGATGTGGGGTGCAGGTC